AACTCTGATTGTTCAACGACTGAAAGAGGACGATGATGAAATGTAACGGTAACTGTGGTCAAGGTCGTCAATGTGATTGCGTTCCAGATTTCGAATGGAACGAACCAACCGAGATTGAAGGAATCGCATCAATGGCGGCAAGCCTGTTGATGATTGTTCTAATCATCGCCAGCATCACCGGTATCGTGATGCTTTACGTATAAAAGTCGTTCAGCAATACGACGCCGTTGTAACCCGGGCAGGATTCTTCCGCCTGCTCGGACAAACTTCAAAAACTCGCTGGCTGCTCCAGCGTAGTCTTTTCTGAGGTGCTTTCTTCTGAGCGTTGACCGCTGAAGTGCACCGAGCCCAAGGTTGAAAGCGAAGCTAACCAGAGCATCAAATTGACATTGCGTTGTGCTTCTTCCGCATAGTCTTTTAACACCTCGCTCAAACCGACGAAGATCATTTCTGAGTAGATCATTGACTTCCTCTTGTGTGAATGTACGGTTGTGAGCTGGAGCAAGCTGGAAATGCATACGCTCCTCAAGGGTTAAGTGGTGCTGTCTCGGGTACAGAACGTGACCAACGCCAACAGTCCAGAGCAAAGCAGGGCACCTATATGGCTTGAGCCTGACACCCTCAAAGTGTTTGATTAGGTTGACTCCGGCTTCTGAAGTCTTCATTTGCCGAAGGCCCGCCCACCAAAATGGAATGCTATTACGGAGGCAAATAGCGCCTGGGTGTTCTCATCCCAAAGCTGCGCAGAAACATCAACGAACGATGCGCCAGCAGCCACACCATAAAAGAAAATGCCGATGTCAATCAGCACCAAGAGGATAAAGAACCCATAAGTGACAACGGGCCGCACAGATGCGCGAAGGTCAATTACCCACCTACTTGCGCCTTCTCCGATAGCTGCGTCATGGTGATAAATGGCCTTCATTTCGTCGCTTTGTGCGCCGATTCTTGCCTGGATTTCGCGGCTTGCAATATCCATTTCCAACTGAGCGGAGCGGATCTCCTCTAACTTGGCCTCAGCATCAAAGCCTAGCTTTCGGAGTTCAAGCTCTCTCTGGATCTGCATCCCTAACAGCTCAATCTCCTGTTTCTTGTCGCTGCGATCCTTCATAAACTCCAAGAACCTAGGCAATCCACCCGCTAGAAACGAAACGATTGTGCTGAGTAGGGTAAGCATTATCTTTTGTCCTCTTTTTTGTCTAACTTATCGCTGATCTTGCCGAGAAGGTTTTTCACCTCGTTCATGTCTTCTCGATAGTCATCGCGCCTGACGTATTTTGCTGGAGAGGTTCTTGCCTCCTCCTCCAAACGCTCGATGGCCTTGTAAATGTTGTTCAGAACCCAGCCCCCAAGGAAACCAGCAAGGCTGACTGCTGCGTTGAAGATCATTTGATTGTCCAATTTACTTGCTCCGACTTAATATTAAAATTTAAGGCTCTGTAGATATAACCTGAGCTGATCCAGTTGGAAATTGGACAACAAGCTGCGTTTTTCCTGAACCATTATCCCTAGTGTAAAGTCTAGCTTTATTTGCTGCGGGAAGTGATGCAGTTGATATTTCACTTATATCAATATATCCAGCAAGAGAACCGTTGCCAGTGATATTAACATTTCCATTATCATCAATGTCTAGACCAGTTGAGCTTTCAACTTTATTTTGCAATGAGCGAAGCCTTAAAAATCCACCGCTCCCGCCAACAAAAGAAGCCCTTATGATTCCACCGTATGTATAATTGCTTTCCGCCCTGAAAACTGACCCAATTTGCAAATCATTTTTAATGCCGTTATAACTTGTGGCATCGTTTGTTGAAATAGCAGTTCTAGCGTAATCTGAAACAATATTGACCCGTGAATTTGTTCCGAATTGGTGTAATGTGGTAGAACAAAGATTTCCAGTTGACACTGCTGTAACGTCATCTCCCCACTTAATTTGAGGCTTTGACGGAGTATCTGTGTCGCCAGAAAAGTAATTTCCGATTATTGAAACAGCTTCACTACCAGCGCCACCTGTGCCAGCTGATCCATCAATAGAACATCCATTCGCATTGTTATTACCATTTTCTTCAAAATAGCAACCTTGAACAGTCAGCGCATATCCGCCGGTGTATTTAATAGCAAATACAGCCATCCCCTCGATGTTTGCCCCAATGAATGCAGTGCCGACAGGAAAGTCAATATCAAAACCATCTCCGCCAGCCTCCCAAAGGCCACCCAAAACTTTTAAATCAAATGTTGCTTCATCTGATTTAAAAAATGTTCCGCTCCATCTTCTTGCTTGACAGTTTTGAAAAGTAATTGTTTGAGTCAACTTTCCTGCTGGAGCGTTCAAACATTTAATTTTACGGAAATTACAAGATTCGAATAAAACTCTAAGAAATTTATTCTGATCAAGAACATATGCGGAAATTGCACTATTTGTTGACTCAAATATCAACCCACTAAAACGGATCATTTGAGAAACAGGAAGATTTGGGTCGCTTGGATTGACAAGTGTAGTAGAGAACATAGCAATTGCGCTATTAACTACAATTCCTCCTCCAGACATTGAGAAAATTGTGAAATAGTTATCTGCGGCGGAACTGTCAACAAGGCGGTCAATATTCAATGAAGCCGTGATTAACGACATTCCTGGAATAAATAAATCTTTTTGGTTTGAGACGCAATAGTTAATAGCAGTTTGAATAAATGCAGTGTCATCTGTGACACCATCGCAAATGGCACCAAAGTCCTTAACGCTAACGATCTCACGCAACTTTGCTTGAACGTTTGTTGAGACAGCACCAGCGCCTGCAGGGTCATACTGAACACCAGACGCATTTGGGCTAATCCCACTTCCATCTGGAAAGCTGTAAACCAGGTTCGCCTTGCTATCAAGCACCTTGATGGAGAAGTTGACACCGTTCACATAAAGCTGCGCAGGGGTGCCAGCATTCGACACGTAACCGTTAATGGTGCGCAGTGGTTGAGCTGCAAGAATGGTCAGCGCCTCATCAAAATAAACTTGAACCGGATTAGTCTGCGGATCAAGATATGGCGTTCCAATGTAGACATAGCCGTTGTCCAACGGCTGACCATCACGGTCTTGGAACACTGGGAAAGGTACGTTGATGGATAGTGCTGGCATGGGTCACCCGTGTGTTGATGGTGTGAGTTTACGTTATTCTTGAGGCTGTTTTTCTTTTTCCATCTGCTGGATGGTAAGAGCTAATTTGTTTAGCAATTTAGCTTCCTCTGGTGTATTTTTTGGAGACTGAGCCAGCTTAATCATGATGTTTCTGACAGGTGCAGATTCATAGACTCTTGCCGCTCCACCAATAGCGCCAACAGATGTAGCAGTGCCGAGAAGTGACCCGATCGGCCCAAATCCTTGGCTGCTAAAGAATTGCGCCAATCCTCCATATGTGACAAGTGGTGCAATCTGTGCGCCAGTAGATGGACTAACTCCAGCTTGGGCCGCTCTTTGTGTCAGAGTTATAACTCTTGAAAGACCCTGCAGTTGCTTCAATTCGTCACCACGGAAAAAGTTTTTCACTGTAGGTTCAAGCCTATCAACCTCTCTTGCAAATGCCTCTGGACTGAAGACCTTCCCGCCTGGGACAGTTGCATCAGCAACTGAAGCTTTAGCTGCAACCTGATTAATGATTGCGGCTTTTGCGTTTTTTCTTCCTTCATCAGAAAGAGACTTATATAGCAATGCTGAATCGCTTGGCTTTTTGCTCAACAGCATATTCATGACAAGTTCTGGTGTTACGTCTGCCTTGTCTATTGCTGACTTCAATGCTGTTTTTTCCAGATCACCAATTGAATCTGCAAGATTTTTATTTGCAATCTTCCACTTTGCTAAGTCTCGTGGCTGTCCATTTGCAGAAATAAAATCACTCATATCATCTTGCAAAGGTCCATAGATTTTCTTTGCAACTTTTTGAGCTTCAGTCTTGATTGATGCAAGGCTGTCATCTTTCAGCCAGTCACCAATGACTTTTCTGTTTGATTCAACAGCTTTAATGCTTGGATTATTCTGTAATTTAATCTTTAGCTCTTGAAGGCGATTGATTAGAGGATCTGCTCCAGTAACATCCCTAAGCCTAATCATCTCGTCGTCAATCTGCTGAACTGTTTTATTTACAGGAACAGTACCTGCAGCATCAAGCCTATTAAATACGTCATTCTTCATTGACGTATATTTTGCAACGATGTCGGATCTTTTCTTTACAACATCTTGAATGATGTCATCTGAAAGATTCTCTGAACCTGTTACTCCGTATTGAGAAAACAAGTTCTTGACAGCATCCATCCGTTCAGCCTGTTGAGCTGCTCGCACTGGCCCGGTTCCAGCGATTGGAATACGCTCTCCAATTTGTTGTCCTGTCTTTCCAATGAATGTTTGTGGCCTAAGAACATCTGACGTTAAAACACGAACGCCGAATTTTTCTGCTGCCTCAAGTGCTCCTTTGATTGGCTCAACAATTGGTTGAGCTAATGATTTGATTGCGCCTGGGGTCCTAGCAATAACAGGAACAATTGGAGCAGTCGCTCCAGCAATAGCAACTTCTTCAGGATTAAATTCACCACCTGTCGCCGCTTGTGAAGTCTCAATCGCTGCTTGAGTTGCTGCCGATCCGATAGCCATTCTTGGAATAGTTGTTGCCCTTCCTGCAGGGGTAAAAGAAAGAACGCCACCAAGAATCCTTGGGATGTCCCCCATGCTGACTCCTGGAGGAATAACGTATTCTTTTTGGTCTATTGAAGACCTCATGATGTAATTTCCCTTTGGATCTTGCCTAATCTGCAAGTTTGGGAAGTTTGCTTTCATGATCTGCACTGTTTCAGCAGGATTAGACACAAGTGTTCCCAATGCAGACTTGAATGATGCCATGCTCATTTGATTGAGTTCAGGCATCCCAGTCCACTCAGGCAATGTCTTGCTTTCTTCTGTGGTTCTTCTGGAACCAGTTATGGCTTCCCCAATTGACTCAAAAAACCCCATTTCTGGTTTTTCTTGTTGCGAAGCCGCCCACTGCTCAGGAGACATTGCAGCTTGCTGCTTAGTCTGTTGAGGTTGAGTAACAGGAGCCGCTTGAGGTTGTGGCTGTTGTGCTTGTTGAGTGGCAAGCCATTGTTCAGGACTCATTTGACCCCCATTGATTGCTTATAAGCATTCCATTGCGCATCTGTAAAGTTTGATGGCCTTTCATATGTCTGTCCTCCAACAGTTACAGATTCTGATCTTGGAGGCTCCACAACATTCTGTAAGAAAAGTTCAGCAGTAGGAGATTTTGACGAAGCAGATGTCAGTAGTTTTTTGCTTTGTGTATATTGGAATTTTGCGGCACGCTCTGATGCATTAAACAACGACATTAATTCGCCTTTTGTGAGACTTATATCTCCGCTAAATGCTCTTTCTGCTAATTTGCTTTCTGATTCTGTAATTGCTCCTTCTCCGCGCATTGTCTTACGTCCATCCAAAGTCATTTTTGCAAGACCTTTTAGAACTTCTGTTGTTGCAACAATGCCCTTTTCACCTCCGAATCCCAATGCAGAACTTACCCTTGATGCAGCAAGTCTTTCATTTGCAAGTGGCCCAGTTATCGCCAAATCAAGAGCTCTTTTGTATCTTGGAACCTCAGTTAGAAATGAAGCTGATGCATTAGCTTGTGTATAAAGTTCAGGAACAAGTTTTCCTAATTCTGCGCCTGCAGCTTTATCAATAACATTTGATACGTTGACGTTTGTAACTGGAGCCGGAGGTTTTTTCAGAATTTGCAAATTTCCAAATAATGCTTTTTGCTCAGGACTTAAATTTTGATAGTCAATTGCCTCTCTAACAGATGGAGCAAGCGCCTCAACTTCTGTCTTTCTCAACTCTGCTTGTTTTTGTTGCGCAAGAAATTGAGTGTTAATTCTTTCTTGTTTTGCTTTTTCTTCTGCCTGAGTCAATTCGGATGGTTGTAAAGCTGCTTTTCTAGCCTCTTCTCCTGCCACCTTAGCAGCATCAAGCATTTCTTTTCCGCCAGGCGTATTCATCACAAGCCTGTTGATAACTGACGACGCCGATTGAGGATTGAACTTAACAAGTTGCAACCATGTACCAAGTGCATTTGCCTGCTCTTCGTCTCCAGAATTGCGTGCTGCATCAATCCTGCCTTGCATAAGGTTGACGGCAGCATCTGGATTTCCTGAATCAATTGCTGCAAGAGATTGAGCCGCAAGAGTCAAATACCCTTTATTTCTTGCCGCCTCTTGTGCTGCAATCTGTTGCTGTTGAAGTTTTAAAGCTTCTGCCTCCTGTCTTTGCCTTGCGAGTTCTCGCTGCTGCTGCATCTCTGCCATGCCAGCGCCGACCTTGAACCCGCCAAGAGCCGCCTCAAACGGACTCTGGACGTTGATGCTGTAATCAATTGGCTGAACCATCAGAAAATCCCCTTTCCGCCCATGGCTTTAGATCCAAAGTGCATCCCTGCAAACTGCATAGGCAAATTAAGTAAGCCAGAGTAGGCTTGTGCTTTTCCAAGCTCCGCACCAGCCTGGGCCGCGCCCTGTTGCGCCAACAGGCCAGCGATGCCTTCACCAGTGCGCATTCCAGCAGTGCCTACACCAGCAGCAGATTGCTGCCCCAATGCCGTGAAGCCACCAAGCTTTGAATAACGATCCTCAAGTTGCTGTGCAAGCATCTGCGGCCTGAACTGAGCCAGTGCGCCTTGGATATCACCACCACGCAATCCGCCAGTGGCCGAGGCTCTCGCTAGCAATGCCTCCTCACCCTGCCTAGTCAATTCCTGGAACATGGGAGAAGCTTGCACCTGTGCAACTTGAGCGGCCTGTTCTTCAGGAGTAGTGAGTCCTAACATCGCCCGCTGCGCTTGCATAGCCGGCAGGCCAGCCTCAACATAAGGCTTGAGCAACTCTTGAAGCTTGTTGAATTGCCGCTGCTGCTCTTCAATGCCAGCCATCGAAGCCGCAGCCTGAGCCTCTGCTCCTTTTTCTGCTGCGCTAGCCTGCATTGCTCCGCCAAGCAATTGACTTCCGCCGACAACCAACCCGGTTACTGGATCAGGCATTTTTAAATTCCTTCATGTAATCTTCGAATTTCTCGCCATACAAACCCATCACGTATGGTGCCATTTTTATAGCAATCTCTGGCCCATGGCAAATCTGGACGGAGGCAATAACCAAATCATAGTAACCAGCACGCCAGACAAAAGACTTAGCATCTGCCTTGCCTTCTCGCTCGACCACATCAGACGCCTGCCACTTGAGCACCATAGTTGACAGCAATGGGGACAATGCATCCTGATTCAGTCGCCAAAACTTGTTCTGGTGCATTGCAACAAGCATATTCCAGATGGTCTTATCAAGCTCTTGGCGCGTCACTTCGTCGCCATCTGCAACGTCATCAAAAACCTGGATAGCTTGATAGATCATCAGCAGCCATTCAACGGATGACGGTGGCAACCCAAACGCCTTGGTCAGGTTGTCATGCAGCGATTGAATGGCGCTCATTTATCAATCTTCCTCTTGCTCGCGTTCTTCCCAGGCTTGACAAGATCTTAGGTCATGACAGATAAAGTCGAACTTGTCACAGTAGCCACGGAAGCCGGCATCAACATCCCATTCGTTCCATGGGATGCGATCCATCTTCACCTGGGTCATGACAGAATTATCGTAGTATTCGCAATTCGAACACCTGCGCCGACGGGCTTCAGCCTCATCGACCTGCATGGCCTTGGACAGCGCCATCCAATAAGGCTTATTTGCTCCGCGCTCGTTGGTCGGTTTTTCTGGCCCGAGCATCCAGTCATCAATGACCGTTTTGGTGTTCTTTTTGTTCTCTGCTGCAGTGATGAATGGTTCCTCAACTGGAAGCCCTCCGAAGCGAGAGACAAAAATCTTAGGTAGCTTTGCGCCTTCCATGTTCTTCCCTTTAAGTGATCTCGCGCCCAGAAATGCGCAGAGTGAGTGCCGTGGCTGCGCTGGCAATGGTGCTGATGAATGCGCCAGGATCAAGTTCGTGACCAATCAACTCTGGGCAATTGTACGTCTCGCCAGGCACAACGGTTCGATCATCAATGATAAGGTTTGCATTGGTCGCAGACCCGCCAGACTGGATGAGGTTGACGCTGAATGAGCGGTTAACTGTGTCAGTGTTGGTCACGGTCGCCTTGTCAATCAGCGCCTTGCAAAGCGTCGCTGTGTATTGCGTTGTGTTGGTAGCCTCCATCTGTTTGGGGGCTACTAGAGTTTTAGGTGTGACTGTCATTATTGAATACCTCCGATGTTGTTTGAGACGGTGAGAATTATTGATGGTATGCCAGGATGCGGAGCAACAGCTCCAGACGCCAATAACTGAACGCCTAGATTGCTGACAGAAAACATCAATTCCACATAGTCTCCGGCCTTCAGGTCAAAAAAGTAATTAAGCGCAACAAAGATCTCGGCGTTGTTCCCTTGAACTCGTACCTGACTTGCCGAGTTTGTTACATCAACTCCATTGAGCCTAAACCACAAATAGAAAGCTTCTGCTGTAGCAACTGTTGAATCTAGCTGAATGCTTGTCTGAAAATTGTAGATTCCATCTGTGTCAACATAAACACGCGAAGTCGGGGATCCAATATAAACCCCTCTACTCAGGTCGGTTGTGTTAAATGTGATTGCTTTTGCAGTGTTGATAACCGTAGCCGTCTGAGTCGTTGTGTCGTAGAAAGATCCATATCTGGATCTTTTGAACTCCCGTGGAGGCGGGATCATCTGCAGGCCCTCAACATCCTTAGAAACCTTGTCAAGCAAAGTTAAAACGTGATTTGCCTTGTTCTCAATGAATGCTAAATCAATTGATGTTTGTTTCTGTAGGTTATCAATTTGTGATAATGCTTCTTCCGCTTTGATGTCAGCAACAGCGGCACCTATAGCAGAATCTTGAGCCAACTTCTGAACTAGATCCAGCGCAAGATTGGCGTTAGCAGATGCCCCACCAGCCTCGATTGCCGTACCTTCAGTGATGTCTATCAGCTTATTTGTGGTGCCGAAAAGGTTCTCGAATTGCTTAACCTTCTCATGGTCACTGAGAAACGATGCAAGCTGATCGCGAGTGAGACCTAGCTTTTTCATTGCCATCAGTTCACCAGCCCTTCAATTTGAGCCTCAAGCCTCACGAATGAGACATGCGCTTGACTGTCTCCGCGGAACCGCTGAATTCTCCAGCTCCTCATTGCGCCCTGTTGGAACCACACAAGCCGCTTCTTGGTGTCTCCGATGGTGCCAACTCTGATCTGTCTATCCTGGCTCCAGGATAGCCCATCCAACGAATAACTGGTTGTGATGATTGGATTGGCACCGAGAGCCACACGGCCAGGCAATGAGACTAGTTCGAGGCGGTTGAATATGGCTCCGTTGCTCTCGTTGTATACGATCATTGTTCCAAACTCCCACCGCACAATCTGGCCCCAGTGCGTGCTAATGGTGTCGATCAGATAACCAACACTTGATGACTGAGGGTCACCAACCAGCCAGCGATCATAGGCCCAAACCATGTTCTTAGCCCGATACTGGCTAAACCCATTCGTCGATGTGGTCAGCGTGAACCACACTGCTTGCTCTAGCTCTTGCGAAGCCGCCCCATCGTAGACAACCGTTCGATCAGGCAGATGAATATATAGCTGCTGATGAGCCTTGTCGTTGCGAGCCTCTAGCTTGACCTCTGATAGTTCTGCCTCAGTGTAGTTCAGCAAAATATCGTCAATCTCTTGAGTGCTGATCTTCTGAGCCTGTGCGTTTGCTCCCAGATAGATTCCGGGAGCCTCGTTACGCCCACTGCCAAGGAACGCAATCATCTCAAGATAGACGCAACACGCATGAGTACCGATAACGCCTTTGGTAATCTGTGCACCATCAATCCGAGAGAATGGAAAGAAGTCACCGCCAACGTTATCAAACACTTCAATAGTGTTACGGTTTAGCGCATAGACTTCATTCCTCAGCTTCAACACGGCAAGCAATGGATCAGGATCAACTTCAGAAGATCCATACTTCAGCGGGTTGACCTGGGTAGGGTCAGTCAGCTCCGTAACAACCAGGCTTGTGCCATCAGTCGTCATGAAGTAGCCATCGACGAAAACGACATCAAGAACAACGCCGAGGTCTGGGTCAGTAACTTGGGTTAATGCTCCATTCCAATAATACAAACGGCCACCTGATACGATGGCCAGTCGGTCGAAGCTGTAATCAAGCGTGACTAGGCTATCAACAGGCCCTCCAACGTCTCCGAGTACGGTCACAGTCCCATTGCTTGCTACGGTCACAAGCTTGGTGCCCATGACACGATAGCATGTGCCATTCCAATTGATCCCCCCTCGATCAACACCAGGCCCTGTTCCATTGGACACGATGCCATCAGCAGGCCGCAGGAATCCTGCACCGATGCCGCTATTCTTCGGCACTGGAACAAGGTTCACAGGGTAAGACGTGCGCAGGTCTGGCCCGTTGTCCGTATAGATGCCGTTAAGGATGCTAATTTGGGTCATGATTTCGCCTTGCAATTTTCAAAATGCCATCTACGCATTGCATTTCCGCCAATTTTCCCACAGTGTGGGCATTCAATTTTTGTTTGAATGCGCCCACTAAGTGCGACAGATGCCCTTTTGCGTTCTTCGTTGCTTCGCGTTTGACCAGTTCTACTTTTGTTTCCTGTAACCCACTCACGCTGCGCAGACTTCCATTCATCAGTGTGTTTATATCCGAGAGAACGTTTTTTTCCTCTGTGGGCATCTGACATTTTTTGACGCATTTCTTCCGTGTGAGTAAAACCATTCGCCTTCACAGACGCTGAGATTTTTGCACGCACATCAGCAGAAACAACTTTACCGCGATGTGCCGCGCCGACCTTTTCTCGCCATTCTTTCGTCTTCGCCCATCCGGAAGTTCCATCACCACCATCTGTAAGATTGCATAGCCTGATACCTGTCATGCGAAGTTGAGATATGCGTTCTTGTTCAATCAAGAATGCAAGTTCTTCATCAAGATCGGTTGCAACCATGCGGACATAAAACCCGCCGGCCTTACGCTGAGTCCTCTGCCAAAATTCATTTCTATGATGATGACTTCGGACTGCATAACGCTTTCCAGTGCCTTTTCCAACATAGAAAACAGCCCCCGTGTCTGAGCGAAGATGCTCATAGACGTAGAAGCGATTTTCTGATGTTGACATGATGTTCACCACTTTACGCGGTTACTCCACCACGCCGCGCTCATCTTTCCTTTGGCGATGTTTCCAGCATGGCGCGCCTTGAATGATTCGCGTCGCGCTTTATCCGCTGCACTTTCGCCTTCACGCTTTGGTGATCCACTAACGCCTTGCTGTCCAAACCTAATCGTTTTGATTTGGTCGCCAGATTTAGCAACGACGACATGCGACTTGGTTGGATGAGAAGGCGTGCGCTTAGGCTTGTTATAGCCTTCGACGCCAGCACGTTTTAAGCGCGAATCTTGTTTCATTCCATGCTCACTGTCGGAAACCACGCAGGATCAAATGGCTCGACCGTATAGCCAATCACCCCATCTAGCAGCGTGTCATCCGGCTTTGGAAACACCCACTGCCCTTGCGCCGTTTGCTGCGCAACGGCCCATGCAGTGGTGTAGCCATCTACCGAATTCTTAACGCCAGTATCTGCATTGACGCCAAAGATTGGGTAGTGGCGATTATCTGCACCAGTCTGAACCATTTCATCTGGAGTCAGGTCGTCCTTCACAACCACCTCTTGAGTATCCACATTCAGCAGGTCAGGAGAATTAATCGCCTCGACCATGTTTGCGTAGATCGTCTCTATGGCTGTCTCGGCAGCTACTTGAGTTTCAAAAATAAGATATTCATCCATTGTGTCAGACCGTAGGCGGAAGGGATTTATAAGGGTGTCCAACGGGCAGGTTGGCTTGCAAGCCCCACTTCCACGCGAAATACCCCTCAACTTTTTCGCGCAATACAGCAGAAATCGGCTGTGTCATCACAACAACTTCGGCTATCAAACCATTAAATGGCCCACCAAAACCTCCGCCATCATTTCCAACCATTAAGTTGGACGTCGTAAAATTTGTTGTGGTGTTTGTGATTTGATTACCAAATGTTCCGTCTATCCATACTTGCTGCAATGTTGTAGATGGCCGCGTGTAGGATAAAATCGTGGGTGACGATTGGTAAGTAAACACAGTGCCAGAATTTTCTGGATTCCTGTACCCGGCACTTGCAGAAGCAAAAATCACACTGCCTGACGAATACGGCAAAACGTAGTAATTAAGCATCCGCCTAGTGCTGGACACTCCCAAAGTATCTTGATACACAATAAACGTTGATACTGTCGCAGTAGGAATAACAAAACTAATATTTTCCATCCACCGCGTACTGTCGAACGTCATTGCTGGGTGAATGTTTATTGCGCCAGCGGTATAGGTTGGCTGCAAGATCGCGGTGGGCTGTACCACGTTGCGTCCGTTCCCAGATTTGTCGTTCCATTGACTTACGGTTGCGCCATTTAACGTAATGCTTGCGGCATCCTCTGCGTCAAGCCAAAGGGCCAGATTACTTCCAACTTCGTTCGGCCGCCACAGTTTTGGTTTGCCAAATTCAGAGCCGTCCCAGCGATAGGGGTGATTGTAAGGCAGCTTTGATACCATTTCCATAGCCATATCAGAACCCTCCCCATTTCCAAGCTAAATATCCTTCCATTCTTTGCCTGTCAGCGACAGATAAAGATTGGTTAACTAAAATAAGCTCTGACAATTTAGCATTCGCTGGCTGCGGGTTAGCGCCGCCGAAATTTGCAAACACAGAAAAACCCGCGCAAGCCGTGTTTGAAGTACTGCCAGCAGTCTGAAATGCTATTGGCGAAAGGTTGATAACGCTATCCAGATAATGCGAAACTTGCGCATTTGCATAATCAATATACAACATGGACATAAACTGCTGCCCAGCCGTCATAGTTGTCGGGATTACCGCAGACCCTAACGTATCCGTATCAAGACGACGCCCGGCCAAGGATAGTCTTGATAAACCCTGGTTTTGGAATAACGCTCGGGTTGCAAAATCTGCTTTTGAGACAAAATACCAAGATCCGCTCGTTGCCCCGTTATGTTCTGCCACCATAAAAAACATGGCTTCAGAAACATTTCTAAGCAAGTGTCCTGAGTTTGCTACGCTCTGTAAGAAGTCTGTGCCGTCCGTGACTAATGTTGGCTTGTTATTGAACCCGGCTGCGCTATACGTCGGCTGATTAGATGCGGTAGATTGAGACACATCGCATCTGTTACCCGACTTGTCATTCCACTGAGAAACGGTCGAGCCATTTAGCGTGATTGTGCTTGCGTCGTCAGCGTCAAGCCATAGAGCAGTTGTGAGTTGCGAAGGGGTCCATGCTGGACGGCCACGCCCATAAGCCATCAAACGAGTAGCACGTAGCTGCATATTATGTCAGCTCTGTAAGTTCAAGAGTCCCATCAGTACCACCAGCACGAATAACAGCTATATTCGGTGTTGCAGGTAGCCGAAGATCAACTCGCTCTCCATTGGCAACAAAATGAGACGTTGAGGCATTAGCAGTTTGCGAGGTGCTTCCGATGGCATACCTAATATCGGCACCACGTGCAAAAATGCTAATTCGTCGGCATGTTGTGGTCAGTTCCGTGTTTGCGCTTGATGCACCTGCTGCCAATTGCCGAGCGACGGACGGAATTCCTAACGGCTCGCTTGCGACTCTTTCAGCCCAAGTTCCATCGTTCATATCGACATTGCGTCGCGCAACGTCGTTGTAACTCTTGATGATGTCAGCCATTCTCACTCCCCCGGAGAATTAAAGTTAAGAAATACGGTACCACGAATTCGTGGACTGTACGAAGCGCACTCTAAAAAATGCGTTTGCTGCGAGCGTTGTAGGCGCCCCAAATGCTGCCGTTGCGCCATTCAGTGCCAGCGTGAACGTGGTGATAATCTGGGTCGTTGTGACCAAGATCTCCGTGCCGTTTGGCGTTGTCGTGTTTAGTGGCAACGTTACCGTCCCGGCTGCTAGCGTGCCGGTAGGTTGGATCAGAATCCATTGCGGTCCGGTAGGCGTAGGCACTGCAATGTTGAACCCGGTGCCAGGCGTATAAACGTTCGTGGCTACCGTAGGGCTTGCAAAAGTCTGCTCAAAGTAATCGAGCAGGGTACCGATTGAAACACGCCGTGCATCGCCATTGTTCGGACTATAGACGGGCAATTGCTCACCCGATGAAATGCTGGACATCAACGGTAATTGATTGATCTGAGCCATATTTACCCCTCAATTGAATTCTAGTGGACCATCAGGGCCAACGGTAACCGGATCCACTGGCGGACGAATGAATGGACCATCGTAAACGCGCCAGGGCTTGTTTCCAGCGCCAGACGGCAATGAACCTGGGAGTTGCTGCTGTGGTGGCACAGTGGCCCGCTGCAGCAGTACGTCATAACCTTGTTTGGCCGATGCCTTTGTCTCGATTGCGACTTGCTTGCCATAGCTCGGTGCGAGCCGGATGGCAAGGTTGAGAATCACAGCTTCATTCGCAGCGTCAGGAACGTTTGATTCCTCGTCGAGATCGCTGTCTTGTGGGCTGGATGGCAATGGATAGCCGAGGCGAATACCCTTGCCGTTCCAGTCAGCCATCAACGCATCAAGCCGCCGAAGGGCCGATTGAAGCTGTTCAGGCTGCAAGTCGAACACATATGACGCCAGCCCGATTTCCTCTAGTGCTGCGGTCACGAATTGACGTTTTGTGTATCCCATCACTGGCCCCCGATGGATTCTTCAATGCGTTTCAATAACAGCGCGTCGGTGGTTCTACCGTCAAACTTGATCCCAAGCTCACGGGCTTTCAGTTCCAATTCTTCGCGCGTCACTGGCGAATCATCCACTGATTCTGTGGAATCGTCCACAGATTTTGATGGATTCAGGAGTGCATCCACGGCCTTGATCAGGCTTTCACTCCATCCATCGGCCAGCAGATGCTCAAGTTGTTTCGAGTCTTCAGCGACGGCAGAACTATATGTGGTTCCAGTTGGCCCAAAATTGGCACCTGGGCAACGATAGACAAAAACAGGGAACTCCATCACTTGCCTTTTTTGGACGGTGCCTTGCTAGGCTTGCCTGCCTTCGTCGCAGCAGTGCGAGCGGTAGACAGAGCAATCGCCACAGCTTGTTTTTGTGGCTTACCAGCCTTCATTTCCTTAGAAATGTTGGAGCTGATCGTCTTCTGGCTATAACCTTTTTTGAGCGGCATTTCACTTGCTCCAGTAAGAAGCCCGAGGATCGCTCCCCGGGCCAGGTTTACAGCTTAGGCAATGCGATACACAACAAAAGTATCAGCAGCAGTCTTGCGCACTCGGAAGCGTGCAGGAGCGCCAGCAGTTGCGGCAGTTGCAGGTGAACCAACGATGGTAACGCCAGTATTGACGGTAATCGTCAGAGCAAACGCAGCCAATGTGACCAGCGAGAAGTCAATGCTGTCACCAATCGCAAACTCAGACACTGCGTCCAAAGCAGCACCAGTAGGCAATTGAACGTTACGGCCAGCGGTTGGCGTAGCGGTCACGATGCCACCAAGCAACGAGGCAGCAGTGAAGGCCATAGCGCCACCGTCTGCAATGTTGGTCGGTGCATCTTGGATCTGCGCGTTCAGACGGCCTTCTTGAACCTGTGGGGACGTGCCAACTTCGAAATAAACTTGTTGGCTGCCCGTGGATTCAACGACGATGGTTGCGCCAGAGGCATACGGGCCAAAAACGGTTTGGCCATTGCGCACCGTACCGATCAAAGTCGTTTGGTCTGGGTAGTTAGGGAACCCGATGGTGCGGGAAACCTGGGCTTCGCCAGGGGTGAACACGGCAATAGATTCATTGGCCGGGATGATAACGGTAGCTTCGCCATTCACTGCAACAAAGTTAGACATGATTTTCCTTTCTGAATTTTGAAAAGGCCGGGATGACCCGGCCCGTTATATCTTAGGTCTGCGAGAACATGATCACGCCGGACATCTCTGGCTGCTTGTTCACAACGCCGAACAGAGTATCCAGACGATACTTGGTCTTCATGGTGTTGATGTCGTATTGCTTCTGCATGACCAGTTCGATACCTTGGTCGGTGGAAGCACGCATCACAGCAGCGCCAGCGTCAGAAGGAACAGCATAGCGGCCAGGCAGGATCTCGAGCGAATCACGCTGCCAGAACGGGTTCACAAAGTTGCTGACAGTGTTCAGGAACACGATAGCAGCATTGGAAGCCGTGGTGGTTGCAACACAGTTCTGATACTGGACTTCAGCATCGGTGCCACCTTGAGCGGTAATCAGAGGGGGGCTGATGACCAGGGTGGTAGAGCTTGGCACAGAGATGACGCGGAAGGTCTTCAACTGGCCGGTATCGCCCTTGGTGATGTGGTGCACAGCGTTGATGCCAGCAATCGTGAACGCATCGCCAGCGGCGACGTTGGTCGTGCTGGAAATGGTGATCGTCTGGAAACGGTTATCAACGTTCGAGGTTTCACCGGTAGCAGCGACCGAGGTGGCCTTTGGAACGTAGTAATTGCCAGCAGAAACGCGGGTATCAACGGTCAGACCTGCCCCGCCAGCGGCTGCAGCCTTGCGGTTAGCGTAGTCAAACTTATAGGTGCCGAAGCTTGCCATCTCGCCGACGAATGCCTTGCGCAGAGCACGATCACTGATCTCGTTACCGAAAGAGCGGGAAGCTTTCGAAAGGTCGTTAGCCATGCCGTTGTAATCACGGGTGGACAGGGCAAGGAAACGATCGTAAGAAGGAACGCCTTGCTCGTTCATGATGGCTTCGCACTGGGCGACGTCATCAAAGCCGGAAGCTGCAGAAGTGCGCTTCACGAACAAGGTGCCTTGATTGGCGGCCACGTTCATGATTGCCACGTTGATGTCAGAAGCCAGCTTTTGCTTGGCAGCGTCACCGAGGCGACCCTCTTGCAGGCTGTCACGCAATTCGGTTGCGGTCATGACCCAGGGGACAGACTTGCTAAAACCGATGGTGGCAGGCACAGACAATTGGGTGAAGTCGTCGAAATTGGACGACATATCAGTGCCACTGTAAGAGGTGGCAATGTAGGGTTGTGGACGCCAGATAACGTTGTTGGTACGCTCCATCATCGTTTGATCGGTGCGGTATACAGCGACGTTTTTGCTCAAAACCAGAGCATCTTGAAAGCCTTCGAGGATGTCCTCAAACGCGACCCGTTCCTCTTTCGAAAATGAATTAGCCATGATATTTCCTTAAGTTTAGTTGCGCTTCTGCCGACGATATTCCATGACCTTTGTATAGTCACCAGTTCGTTCAGCCTCTGCACGTAGCCTATTGAGTGTTGAATCAACCGACGCAGAAGATACTACACGCCCAGAATTCTGAACGATTTTCTCCGGTGCCGGAGCTGACTTGCGATTGCTGACTTTCAAATCTTTCTCCAGTCTGGCCACCGCGAAAGCAAATTCCACAGGATCACTGAGTTTTGCAAGTTCTGCGGCCTTCTTTGGGTTCTTGCCGAGAGCGTACACCAACAGAGCAGGATTATTTGCACCGCGAACAATGATGCCTTGCTGTGTCACATTAAAGAGTTCTTGAGCCGTGGCTTCCGCATCTTCGTAATCCTTTACTTTGAGCTCTGCCTTGTTTCTTGAATAGGCTTCTAACCTATCCTTCCACACCTTATCTTGATCGGCCTGTTGCTGCCGAACCTTCTCAGACTCAAGTTCGAATTTACGTTTCTGCTCGTGCCATTCCTCAAGCTTTTGCTCGTACAAATCCGCGTCGTAATCAAAGTGTTCTAGTTTCGGCTTCGGCCCTGGTTCACCGATTTTTTGCTCAGGTTTTTGGAAACTTTCAAGTCTTGATTGCAGCTCACGATTTTGACGTTGCAAATCTCTATGCGACTTCCTTAGCTCTCGCACCCATTCAGGTGCCTTCGTTTGCTCCACTTCCTGGGGTGGCGATTCCCCATCAATCGAAACAACAACCTCGTCCTCCGCCTCTTGATTGTCTTGCTCAGACTCCTCAACAACTTCTGAGGTTTCCTCCGCAACATCTTCAACAATCTCAAGTTCCTCGGATTGGATGTCTTCCGTATCGTCTGCCTGTTTCATTTTTGATCCCAAACTCACCCGAAATAGGCCGGGTGGATGCCTTTACATAATTCTGAGCCTATTGTAACGGATTGACAATAGGCATTCCTTGTGGTTCAGGAATAACGTTTTGCTGCGATACCTGAGCCGCGTTGATTGCAATATCCTGCTCTGCAATCCCAGCTTTGGCCATCGTTTCAGCCGTCTTAGCCCGCGACAATTCAGCGTCTGCAATCGTCTTGACGGTATCCGCCCTAGCCTTGGCAGCCTTCGCCGTAGCTTCCTCTGCTGCGGCCTGCAGGAAGATTGCATTCGGATCTTGACGACCTTGGGCCTCGGCCTGCATCTCTTGCGCTTCTTCGTCGGTTGGCTTGATAACGCCAGCTCGAACCATCTGTTTGCGGAAATATTCGCGAATGTCGCTGATTCCCTCACCTTCCATGTTCATCAGCGCCATGGATTGCAGGATCTGTTTGGTCTGAGGGTCGTCCGTAATCGCCAACATCCCGGTCAGCGCCTTGACCATAGCGGCCCGTTTGCTCTGGCTGCTCGGTCCAACATCAACATCCACGTCGAAATTGGCCGAGGTCAAATCGTTTTCAAGCTCTACCTCTCCAGTCTCGCCGATAATTGGCCGCATCATTTCGATCTGTGACGTCTTGCCTTCAGGAGAGACCGTTTTCATCTTGCGGCCTTCCTCGACGTAGATTTCTTTGGCCATCGAGAGCCAAATCTCACCAGAGCGCCGCTGACCCTTGGCAAAGTTTGACATGTAGATGTAAGCCTGCATGTCAAGACGCTGCTGGATCATCTCCACGGCTTCGCCGCTGATGTTCGAGACGACCTTATCAGCACCAGCCTGATTGCCTAGGATCTCCTGCATATCCTGTTCGGTAATCTGCAGCAGTGCGGCCATGGCCGGAGGAACCTGGGGAGGCTTGGTATATGCCACCGGGCCGCCGATCTGCTGAGAGCCGTCCGGTCCGGTGATCGGATTCACCAGCAAATACGGATAGTCCTTGAGGTTATCCTCGGCCCACATCA